TTAGTGGAGTACTTAGAGTTTATGCAGTCCTAGCTGACATTTCTTCTCAACAAACAGGAAGAGATGTTGTTGCTAGAGATTTAGTATAAATTTATTCTAGGAGTAGGAGGGATAGGTATTTCCTGTCCTTCCTACATTTAATACATGGCATATACATTTTTTACAGTAGCAAATGAAACATTAAGAAGATTGAACGAAGTTGAAATGACTTCTTCAGAATTTAGTGCGGCTAAAGGTGTACAAGCGTTAGTGAAAGACGCTGTAAACAATTCACAAAGAGATATTTTTACAAGAGATAGAGAGTGGCACTTTGCATATGGTTCTACTAGTCAGACTCTTACAGCAGGGACAAACGAATATGCAGTAACAACAGGATTTATGAGTGTAGACATTGACACAGTTATGTTAGACAGAAATGATACACTAAATGTAGAAGAAAGAAGACTAGTACCATTGACATACGATGAGTACATAGACAAACATAAAGAAACAGACGAACAAAGAGATTCAGGAGACTATGACACACCTATATATGTATATCTAACTCCTGATTATAAATTAGGGTTTACTCCAACACCTGATAAGGCATACGTAGTAAAATATACATACTATAAAGCACCTACAGAGCTAGAAGCATCAGGCGATGTACCAGAAGTGCCTTCACAATATAAAAATACTTTAATAGATGGTGCATTATACCATTTATATATGATGAGAGATAACATAGAGCAAGCAGACAGAGCTTCTAGAGCTTTTCAGGAGGGGATAGACTACATGCGTTCTACATTAATAAATAGATATATTAGAATGCGTGACACTAGAGTTAGTGGCTTAGTCAATGACTGATAGGTTACAAGTAGCAAAAATACTGTCTGGCGGTGGGTTATACACTAACGAAAATTATTTAGTTCTTAGTGATAACTTGCCAGGTGCTGCAACATCTTTAGTTAATTTTGAAGTAGGTCAGTTTGGAGGCTATAGAAGAGTAAGCGGGTATAAATATTTAGATTCTTCTCATACAAGACCTACAGGAACAGGAGCAGCTCTAGGAGTATTTATATATAATGGTTTTGTATATTCTGCTAGACAAAAATCATCAGGAACAGATTATGATGTTTCTAAATACCAATCGGGTTCAGGATGGTCATCTACAAGCTTGACAGCAGGACAATCTGCTACTAATGTAGTAAGAGTAAGAGGATTAAATCATTCTTTTACAGGAAGTAAAACATTAATACTTACAGATGGTATTAATTTTCCTATGAAATTAGTAGATACTACATGGACTAAACTAAATGGTTCGTCAGACGTAGATAACGCAAAGTTTGCAGAAGTATATAGAAATCATTTATTTTTTGCAGGCATGAGTCAAGAACCGCAGTTACTAGTATTTACTGCACCTAATAGCGATAGCGATTTTACAGCAGCTAGTGGAGCAGGAGTTATAAACGTAGGTTTTGATATAATGGGCATTAAAAGATTTAGAGATGCTCTTTATATTTTTGGTAAAACAAACATAAGAAAATTAACAGGTAGCTCTACAGCCAACTTTAGTTTAGCAGAAGTATCAAGCAGTGTAGGATGCCTAGCAAGTGATAGCATAGTAGAAATAGGTGGTGATGTATTATTTTTAGCACCAGATGGTATAAGAACTATTCAAGCTACAGAAAGAATTGGTGATATTGAGTTAGCAACTATTTCAAAACCAATTCAAAATGCATTACAACTAATAGACATTGACTTTACATATGAACAATTAGTTGCTTTAGTAGTAAAAGAAAAATCACAGTTTAGATTTTTGTTTGGTAAAAGTAATTTAACAGCTCCTAATACTTCAGGTTTTATAGGAGCACTTAGAACATCAGATCAAAGATCAGGTTGGGAGTTTGGTGATTTAAGAGGTTTTCAAGCTAATTGTGCGGTTAGTGGTTATATAGGTGATGATGAATTTGTGCTTCATGGAGATTTTGATGGACACATATATAGACAAGAACAAGGTGGAACATTTCAAGATAATAATGTTTTCGCTTCTTATAAAACACCTTTCTTAGATTTTGGTAATCCAATACTAAGAAAATTATTTAGTAAAGTAACTATATTTACTAGACCTGAAGGAGATAATAACTTTTTAGTTACTGCAGATTATGACTGGGATGATGCAGACGTATTTAGTCCTACAGACTATAGCATAGCATCTACAGGAGCTAGAGCTGAATATAGAGATACAGCAACAGCATATAATACAACAGGTTTTGTATATGGTGGTGCAACTAAAGCAGTTATTCAGCAAGGAATACAAGGTTCAGGAAAATCTATGTTGTTACGTTTTGTTACAACAAGTAGTGCAAATCCTTATAGTATATTTGGTTTTGCAATTCAATATGAGGAGGCAGGGTTAAGATAATGGCAGGATATGCAAGACAGAGTTCAAGTAGTATCGCAGATGGTGAGGTAATTACAGCAGCCCCACTTAATAGTGAGTTTGATGCATTATTAGCAGCATTTGCATTTAGTGGAGGACATAATCACGATGGCTCTTCTACTGAAGGTGCGTATGTAGGTTTAATAGCTGACGTAGATGCATTAAATAAAATAGTTGTTGACACATCTAATAATAGACACGGTTTCTTTGTAGAAGTATCTTCTTCTGCTGTAGAACAAATAAGAATACAAGATGGTGCAATCGTTCCTGTAACAGATAGTGATATTGATTTAGGAACTAGTTCACTAGAATTTAAAGATCTTTATATTGACGGAACTGCTTACATAGATACTCTTGAAGTGCATGAAGGTGTTACATTATCTGCAGGTGTAGTATCTTTACCTGATGGTTCAGCTTCTGCTCCAGTAATTACAAACACAGGAGATACAAACCAAGGTCTGTTTTTCTCAGGCACAGATGAAATGTCATTTACTGCAGGAGGTACTGCTCAAGTTACTTTTGCTGATGGTGTAATAAAACCTGCTACTGATAATGATATTGATTTAGGTACATCATCAAATGAATTTAAAAATTTATTTCTTGATGGTACAGCTAATATAGATACACTTGCTGCTACAACAATGAGTGGTGATTTAGCTATGGGCAGTAATAAAGTTACTGGTCTTGCTGCACCTACTGCTGATGGTGATGCTGCTAGAAAAGCATATGTAGATGATTCTATTTCTACTGCTTCAGGTCTTACACAATTAGCAGGTAATATAAATGTAAATGGTTTTCACTTCTTTGGTAGTTCTGGAGAAGATATTAAATTTAAACCTGTAGGCAGTGCTTCTTTATTAGCTACACAAGACAATGATGGAGAGTTTGTAGCTCTTGTTCTTAGAAATGAAAGTGACGCTGCAGATACAACAGGCATAGCTTCTCTTAGATTTGATTTAGAAGATACAGGTGGTAACACAGTAGATGCTGCTAAAATAGCAGTTAAAAAAGAACAATCATTTACTGCAACTGCGTCAACACAAGATGCTAAAATAGTTTTCTCTACATCTTTAAATGGTACACTAACAGAGTATTTAGAATTAAATAGTGCAGGTGCATTAGTTCCTGTAACTGATAATACAGTAGATATTGGTACATCTTCTAAAGAAATAAAAGATATATATGTAGATGGCACTGCATTTATTGATGCAATAGGCTTTGGTTCTACATCTATGACATTACCTACAGCAGATGGTTCAGCTAACCAGGTTCTTAAAACAGATGGTTCTGGTACTTTATCATTTGGTTCTGGAACTACTATCAACAATGCTACAGAAAATGAACTTGTAACTGTAGCTTCAACAACCACACAATTAGATGGTGAAGCAAATCTTACATTTGATGGTACTACACTTACTTTAAATGGTAAATTAGCTATGGCTTCTAATACTGCAGGTAAACTTCTTATTGCAGACGGCACAGATTTTGAGCCTACTGCTGTTGGTGATTTATCTGAAATAACTAGTATTGCTAGTGATGATGTATTGCTCGCTGTAGATACTTCTGGCGGAGGACTAAAAAGAGTATCTAGATCTACTTTAGTATCAGGTCTTGCTACATCAAGTGCTATATCTAATATTCTAGAAGATACAAGCCCACAATTAGGCGGTGATTTAGATGTAAATGGTAATGGATTAGTTTCTACATCTAATGGTAATATAGCTCTTACTCCAAATGGTTCTGGTGTTGTAAGAATAGATGGTTCTAATGGTATTGATATGCAATCAGGTGCTATATCAATTAAAAATTCTGGTGCTCAATCTTACGTAAGATTTTATTGTGAAGTTAGTAATGCACATTATGCACAGCTACAAGCTCCTGCACACTCAGATTTTAGTGGTAATATAACTTTAACTTTACCTGCTACAACAGATACTTTAGTAGGTAAAACTACTACAGATACTTTAACAAATAAAACATTAACAACTCCTATTATCACTGAGATAGATTCTGGCAGTACTATTACTTTAGATGCTACTACAGACATTGTATTAGACGCAGATGGTGGAGATATATTCTTTAAAGATGGAGGCACAACATTTGGTAGTGCTACTAATACTTCAGGTAATTTAATTATTAAATCAGGTACTACTACTGCACTAACATTTAGTGGTGCTAATGCTACTGCTGCAGGTAATTTAGCTGTAACAGGTGATCTTACTGTTAATGGTACTACAACAACTGTAAACTCTACAACAGTAACTATTGATGATCCTATCTTTACATTAGGTGGTGATACTGCTCCAGGTTCTGATGATAATAAAGATAGAGGTATT